TTTAACTTCCCAAGTGCTATTTGTTGTGCAGGTGATTCAAGAACTCGAGCGCGGTGTTCTTCATCAGTTTCACCATTGCGCTTAATTGCCAACTTTGTTATTGGTCTACCTTTTAGGTTGTCAAAGTTTTCTTCTCCCGCGACAACCCTGCAACCATCAATGTTTATTCCACCTGTACCGTGAGCCAGCACATTATTTGCAACAGTTCCAATGAGAGGTTTACGCGCTAGAACAATCGGTTCGTGTGCAGGTTTTAGTGCGGTTCCCCATCCTTCCCATTGTTGGGCTTCGGGAGACGGCTCTCTAATTTCCCGTTCTGCGAGTTGTTGCGGTCTGCCTGAGTGCATCTTTCCGCCCTGCATACCGACATCAACAGTCTCTATGCCTATGACTTTGCCGTTGTAGTCGCTTGCCTTATCAATCCCCTTACTGATGTTGTGCGACTTAGGAAATCCTGAGCCGTAGACCCACATTATTTGGTCACGAATTTCAAAACCTGCATCCTCGATGGCAACTGCCATTCGATGATAACTGCGTGAGCCTGAGAAGGCTAAAAGATGACCGCCTGGTTTTAGAACTCGTAAAGCCTCACTCCACATTTCAACGCTGTTTGCGATGCCAGTTGAGTCCCAACTTTTGCCCATAAATCCAAGTTCGTATGGGGGGTCAGTAACTATCGAGTCTACCGAGTCATCTGGCATACCCTTCATTGCATCAATACAATCGGAGTTTATTAACTTCATTTGATATACACCCACGCTTCAAAATTAAAGAACTTCCAAAACATCGTCCCAACCGTGAACCCTGCGTTATCAGCCATGATTTGATTTCTGATAGAGGTGTTTGTACGCATCATCCCCCGTATATCTCGTTCTTTATTAAGAATCTCCTCAGCCGTAAAACTCTTGCGCTTGAAATCATAGTAAGCGCCTGTCTGAACCCGTTCGAGTTCACCAACTTCTTCATGGACTTTCTCTGCCCATATAAAAGCCCCACCTTCACCAAGGGACTCATAAACGGTTTCTAAAACATCAGGTCTATCATCATAAGGAAGGAACTGGAGTGTGAAAATAGAAAGTATCAAAGAACAACCGCCCCTAAAGGACTCATAATCTCTCAAGTCCCCATGTTCGTAAATAACATTCTGATGAGATTCGGGTAAAAGATGCTTGGAAGTATCTATGCCGAGTTTATCATTTTTGGAAGGAATCTTTTCTAGTAGTTTCCCTGTCGAACATCCCAAATCAACTATGGACCTACCTTTGTGTGTAAAGAATGAACTCATATCACATATTGCATTAGATAGTAAATGGTAGTTAGGAATTGATTTAGAGATGTGGTCATCAAAGTTTTCAATCGTGTCAAACGAAAATGGTTTAGTAGAACTCATGGAGTTTCCTTCCGATAGCCTCGACAACCGAGATAGTAATAGTTCTCCCGCATCTTTCGTACCGTTCTGAGTCTGAAACTTTTTTCCCGTCATGGTAAAACTCTGTCCAGTTGTCAGGTAATCCTTGAAGCCTCTCGCACTCAAGGGGTGTTAATTTTCTAATCGCTAAAGAATTTTCACCTTCAATAACAACTCCATGCCTATCTTGCGCCGTTACTGTATACATCGGGTCGTTATGGTCTTTAATCATACGACCATTTGGACTCTTATTTACTCTTACAACATCAAGAATTGGTCGTACATAAGGAACATTTCCCCCACCTGTTCCCATTTGTGCGAGTAGTGTGGGGGCTATTCCTTGGTCGTAGACTCTCATCGCTCCATCTCTGCGACTTTCTGTTTCAATTACATAAGGTCGAGAGTTTCCTCCTTTGTAGTAGTGGGCATCAAGGGTCGGAGAAATGTCGGAGAAAAACCCCTGCCTTCCGCTTTGTTTTTCTTGGTTCTCTTCATCATCGCTTCTACTTGCTCTTCCGATAGGGAATACTTTGGGTCGGGGGCTTCCTCTAAGATTTCCGATAAGGAAAACCCTTTCTCGGTGTTGCGGGACTCCGAAATTTTGGCTGTCAAGCAACTCCCATTGACAGTCATACCCCATCGCATCCAAGACTTCGAGTATGACTCCAAAGGTTCTTCCTCCGTCATGGTTGAGGAGTCCTTTGACATTTTCAAAGAGGAGATATGGTATTCGCTTATCCCGAGCGAGGCGAAACATCTCAAAAGCGAGTGTGCCTCTAGTGTCCTCCAATGAAAATCCTGTGCGTTTCCCTGCTGTCGAAAAAGTTGCACAAGGGAATCCTCCAACAAGAAGGTCGGCATCTGGAATGTCTCTAGCGAAAACATCTCGAATGTCTCGTCCGTCAGGTTGTTCTCCGAAATTGCGTCCATAGATACTCCTTGGTTTTTCTAGCCACTCATTAGCCCAAACACATTCGTGTCCAGTTCGTTCAAGTCCTAAACGAAATGCCCCTATCCCCGCGAATAATTCTATGAATTTCATTGGATTAGGGTTTATCGGAGTTTATTAACTTCATTTTATTCTTTTACATTTTTGATTGTTATTGGTCCTGCCATTGATGCCCAACGCTTTTCTTCGGCTCTGCGTTTTTTTGCTCTTCGTGCTTTGCGCTTAGGACTCAATTCAATCCTACCCCCTAAAGATGCTCCTACCTGTCCGTTTTTCATCTTAGATTATTGCTCCTTTGTAACTGTATCAAACATTGGGTTTGAATTACCAAGAGGCTTCGGTGGTCGCCCCCGTCTGCGAATAAGATTGCCCTCAGCGTCGTACTCGGGTTCTCTTGGAATATCGTCGCGGATGATCTTGTAAATCAACTGCTCTGATACACCCATCGCTTCAGAAATCTCGCGGTAAGTAATGCGCTGTTTACGAAGGCGAAGAATCAACTGTTTGCGTCGCTTGCCTAAATTTTGAATTTGACTTTGGTGGGTGCGGATAGCGTCGGTAAGTATTTTTACCTCACCTAACCCTTGTGCATCCAACTCGTTTGCTTTCATTACTGTACTCATACTTGCTCTCCTCCATCGAACAGGCGTTCGACTGCATCGTCAAATTCCATTGTTTTATCTATTTGATTTGCTGTTGCCAAGAACTCCAAATTAATTTTGCTCCTAGCCTTTTCAATTGCTATGTATAATGCCATATAAAACGGGAGTATGAAAATCCCCGCTATACCCAGCCCTACCGCTGTCCAAATAATTTCCCAGTTCATTGCCTGTCCCCCTTAATTGCTCCTCGTATGTAAAGCACTAGCGAATTTTTATCTTTGTGTGGCGGTAGAAAAATTAACGATCTAACATATTGTGAAGAATCATCGGGAAGAACTCCCGCGTCCACAATTCCATCAATTGCCGCTTTGACTGCTGGATTACACGCACCCACATCTTGTAATCTCCCGCCTTTTTGGTGGGGTTCAACTGTCACGGAAATCCAAGACATGACAGGTATTTTTTCCTGTTTAGCCAAGAGTTGAAAAGCGGTGCGCCACTCTTTTGTAAGAGCCGCCCGTTCCCACCTGTTACCAGCGCGTTCGGCATTAGTAGTCCAAGGTCTTTGTTCCAACTCAAGTCGGTAAATAACCTGCTCTTGCTCATCAATTCGACATAAACATTCCATGGGTTAAACATGAGGTACACCTTTAGGTAAGTCAAGTTGTACCTTTTCGCCCGAATTGTAGATATTCCACCAAATGCCCGAATTGTCCCGAAATGGGATTTGTTCGGCTGACTCAACCTTTTGGATTAAGTATCCTTGCACTCTGGCTTTGTCTCTATTGGACTCAACCCATCCATGACACCCACTTGTGCCCGAACCGCATAAAAGTATTAAATTAGCGGGCTGGTGAAGCAACTCATTACGAGAACCACCCATCATTCTTGGGCGGCGATGGTGAACTGATACGCCACCTATGGGGGCACCTAAACACTTTTCGCATTGGTAGTTAGCCCGAGCAAATACTCCAAAGCGGGTTTGAGTATCAACCTTCAGTTTAGGTTTAGATTTAACCATTGGAGTCTTTCATCCGCGAGGGCGTCCAAGCAAGCAGGGCATACCGCGCTCTGCGTTTGTTGCGCCATGTGAACCACCAACCTACAAATCGCAATATCTTCATGAGTCAGGTGCCACCTGCCCATTATTTTCTTCCAATAAAGCATCTAAACCCTTTTCTTTGTCAATGTAGAGCCACCCTAAAATTCCCCGTAGGTGTTCAGGCATCGGAACCGCTTTTGGGTTTTCCAACTCAAGATGATTAAACTGTGGCGGTTGATTGCTAACTTTTTTTATGGCTCGTTCGCGTATGTCTGCCACGGTTGGGAAAAACCGTGAGGTTTGAATTGATTCTTTAATTGCCAAATACAAATCCTCTTTGGAAATATCTAAATCTTTTAGAAGTTCGTAGTAGGCAACTACCTGCGCTTGAGTCAATGGGTACTGTGGGAAAGCGGCAACCGCTAAAGAGAGACAATCAACCAAATCTGCTTGCGTTACCATCCTATCTCCAATGGCTTTGTCTGCATTGCCTGAAGTGTAGATAACCCCTTCGGTTGAAGGCGACTCGGAAGCAATTCATCGTTCCAGCGTTCACCGTTAATCCAAGTTGAAGCATGTGGGCAGTAGACGATATCCAAGTTTGGGTCAGTCGCCAATCGGTTAGCCCCTTCAATAATTTCCGAAACGGAAGTTTTTTGTACCGCTTTAAGAAAGGCTTTGAGGGCAACGGCTTTGCCTACTTTCCGCGGATAGATTCCCCAAAACAAATCGAACTCAGATGTGTCAATGAACGAATGATCATTGTGTTTAGAATTGAGTTTAATATTGGTATAAGTAATAGGTGCGAAAACACCATTTGTCACCCCTGCGGTGACAACGGTGTCACCCCTGCGGTGACAATCTGTCACCCCCGCGACAGAAACAAAATTAAATTTGTACTCCGAAGGCGATCTGCCACCGCCGTCAGATAACTTTTCGAGCCAACCATCGGACTCAAAATCTCGGAGCGCCCGCTGGACAGTTCTCTCAGAGCATTTAGATTTTACTGCTAAGTTCGCAACGGTCATAAATAAACGATTTTCGTACACATCATTGACAATATCGGCAATCGCCATCAAGATGTATGAGTGCGAGTGCGAATAATTTGTGTGCTTCCAAACATGATTCATGGCATCTAGGCTCACAAATTACCTCCGCAATGAGGACAACATTTCTTACGCCCGAATTCTTCTATCTTTCGATCATTTAAATAATAGGGTAAAACATAGATTTTGCAACGGTTTCGAGTATCCTGTAAACGGAATAAGTGACCTGTCTTATGAAGTACGGACAATACACCCGAGGCGCTACCGTGGTGCAAGTTCAACTCCCTAGAAACATCTTTCCAAGTTATACCTAGCGAGCCTTGCATCCAAGCAAACATTAAGGTTGCTTTTTGGTTCTTGCCAGTTCGACCATTTGAATCTTGAGTTCGAGCGCGTTCCTCGGAGGTTTTACTCCCCGAGAATCCGCTCGTTCCCGCATAAGGTAATTCAGGCATCCACTCCGACGGCAATGATTTCATTGGTGTCCTTTTCCAATTTAGGTGGTGTAATTACGGCTTGTTGCTCTTGAAACTTTGCGCGGAGATAATTTAAGTTCTCTGGACTGTATCCATTTTTGTGTTCGGTGATGTACTGACCAACGAGTGCCAAAGCATCTAAATCTTTGGCATTGGTAATCTTCAACTCAATTTCTGTGACTGGCACAACATCATTTGCCGAAGATCGCTCGTAGGAACTCGCATCAGGGTCAGCGTCATCTGTTGGTAGGCAAAGAGCCTGAAGGAGCGCTGTACGGAAAGCAACTGACATAGCCTTAGTCGTTGCTTTATCTCCAGCGTCCATTGCTTCAGCGACGACTGTGGCGCAAATTGTGTCACCCGCGGTACCGATAAATGTGTAGGTCACTTTTACTTTTACATGACCCATAGCGGTACGGTTGCGCCCAACCTCAACTGTTGAATATTCGTAATCTAAAACTGTCGGCATAACCAAAACCCCGAACTTTTGTAGTGCTGGCGATACTGCATTTACGACTGAATCAATCCCGCGGAAATTAAATCCCTGAGATGTATTTTTATCCTTCTTGGCTATTGAGCCAACTGCCTTCATAACTTCAGCAAGCGCTTGCGCGATTGGTAACTGAGTTTCCATAATTGCCCTCTCTACTCTGCCACTACAAACGAAACGGATGTTTCGGCTGGTACAACTTTTACATCAGGTATAATTTCACCTTGCGTTGATATTACTTGATTATCTTCAGTAATCAACGCATTTAAGGCTTTTCTGTCTATCTCGGTTTTAATACGGAGAAGTTGTGGGTCAGCGGTCTTTGCCCACTCAATGAACTTTTCCTCGGATGCGAACTCAATTCTGGGACGACCTGCCGTCGTTTTGATTGTTCCGTGGGGCAGAACTACCGATTTGCGACCTTCAGAGCGCTCTGTGAGGGCATAAGGACGAAGGTTGGACTCAAACCATAAGGCATCACTTTCCAAGCCTTTATTGACCGTTTCTAGCCATTCCGTGACTCGCAGAACTTCAGCGTCAAAGATGGTTTTGTTGTCTGATTGTTTACGGCGAATAGATGCTAATTTACGCATCGCCCAATCTGCCTTGAAGTCATCGTCTACCTTGAAGGGTTCGCGGGCTGGCTCTTCCACGATTTCAAAATCGTTTATTGCATTTTCCATGTTGTATCCTCTCGTTAGGTGAGAGGTTATACAACCCAAGTTAGATTGTCAAGTCCTCAAAGACCGAAGGATTTACCAAGATACATGGAGGCACCGACAATTGTAGTAATGAAGAGCGCTCCGACTGTACGAATTACCCATTCCGAGCGGGACTCCATTTTTTCAAGCCTGTCGGTGATGTGATCCATCGCTTGTGAGAATCGTTCGGTGTCGGAGTCATAAACATCTTTTCGCAGATAAGTCTGTCCAATAAGTTGATTCATTTGTTTTACCTCTGAAGTCAAATCTTCAAGGCGGCGCATAACTTCCCCTAAAGTAGGTTGAATCTCATCTGCCATGATTTAATCCTTATAGGCTGGACGAGCAACGCCCATAACTATGGAGTAGGGGCGTTTTTTGAGAAACACACCGTCTCCGTTTGATTGCGAACCTCTTGAACCTGAACTCGTATTGCCTTCGTAAACCCAAAGATTATCCTTGCCGTTATTTTTCAGAACAATGCCAACATGATCGGGTGCTGCGTCGGTATCGAACTGAAAGAACGCTATGTCGCCCGCTTGTGCCTTGCCGACTGGTACGACTTGACCCTTTTTGGTAAACCATTTGAGTCCCGCGTCGCAAGAAGCAAAGCCTTTTTTCGTGGAAGCGGCAACTAATGGAGCAACTCTAGCCTCGGAAAAGCACCACGAAACAAACATGGCACACCAAGGCTGGTTATTCATTCCGTACCATTTGCCGAACTTGGTATCGTTATTTGCACCTTCCGTGTATTTCTCGTCTACAACGGATTTTGCAATCTGTAAAACTTTTTCTTTGCTCATTACTTTTCGACAAGCCCGAACTCTTTTTCAGCCTTATCAGCCCACTTGACCGCTGGTCCAAATATAGCGCCGATTAAAATTGCATACTGTGGAGCCATATCAGTTAGAAGTAATAGTGCAACGCCAACACCAGCGCCCAGAATATGACGAAGATACGACCTAACGAGCGACTTGCGCTTAGGGGTAAGTAAATTCTTTAGCGTTGTTTTCATGTTTGCTCCTAATGTTAGTAGTGGAAATTATACTCTATGTTTATTTAACTGAACTAGGCTTGTTTTCCAATAACTAGCAAGTCTGAGCCAAAGGAAAGCATCCAAACAGTATCGCTGGCGGTCGGACTATAACTATCAAGATATTTAACTTTGGGTAGGGTGTTTCCATCACCTGCAATTTGTATATCTACGCTTGCTGGAGAGACATTTACCGTCATGACCTGCCCTTGGCGGATACGCAATCCTTGAGGACTTGCCTTGATTTGATTAACTAAATAATTTAAGTCCATCTAAAATCTCCTACTTCTCCCAATAGCGCTCATCGTTTCTGTTGGGGCTAAAGGAATTGTAATTGAGTCTAATACCAAAGTTGCATCAACACCCGAAGGGGTTCTAGTAATTTTAATGAGATCGTAAACATCGTGGGCGGGATTTACCACTTGGCTCCAAGAGATTTTTTCGGAGGCTCCAAGAACTTTTCGCAACTCAGCCTCCGCCGCTTCTTGGGCTTCTGCAACGGTGAGAATAAAAGGAGATGATTTGAATAATGGGACTTCGCCGTAAGTATTTACATAAGTTGGCGAGGCTGAATTGTTGTCAAAGGCTTCACCAATAACGCCGATTGACAGGTTAGTTCCTTCACCTGTGTAAACGACATAGTT